TTTTGCAGTACACACCGATTTTAACGTGGGGGGTATACAGGGGACACCCACCCCCCCGTACTAGATATACATAGCATTGAGGTAAAATCAAGGAATCCCCTGTAAACCACCTTGTGACTACATACTTGCTATCAATATTCTGTAAATCTCGTGGCTATATGCTAGGGTGTTCCCTAGGGGGTATGTATATTTAGGTATATTATATATATAAAACCCCCCCTGAGTATTGTTAATACTATTATACACCCACTTCTACCTTTTGTCAATGATTATTTTTAACAATAATGCTTTAATATAAAAATAATCTAAATTAATACTTGACAAAAGTAATATTCGTGTGTATACTAGAATCAGGTACACTTTAAAAGGACACACAACAACTATCGAGCTATAAGCTCACACACGGTCATCACTAAACTGTACCTATATGGGAATACCCTAGGATTCCCTACAAAATTTAAACAAATGAAACGTGAACCATATCGACATATATCAGATGAAGCATTAGCTTTACCTTTTAAGGAGATCATGGAACTAATAAATGCAAACAATGGATACTACTATAATTCCAAGTCAAAAGAAAAGCTTAACAGAATCTCAGGAGAAGTTCCTGGACGCACTGTTCGGAGAAGCACAAGGAAACCCAAGAGTAGCGGGAGAGTTAGCAGGATATTCAGATCACTCTTACCCAAAAGTACTAAGAAATCTAAAGACAGAAATAGTATCAAGAGCTGAGAACTACTTAGCAGTACATTCTGCAAAAGCTGCTACCAAAATGGTACAGATGTTAGATGAAGATGGGACAACTCCACATGCTAGTATTAGAATGGAAGCGGCTAAACAGATACTAGATAGAATTGGTGTAGTTAAGAAAGATCAACTAGATGTTAATATGAATTTAAAACATGGTATGTTTATTCTACCAGCAAAAGATAAAGTAATTGAACCTAACAAAGATTAAAAGAAAGAGTAGAACTATACCCTTTGGGTACAAGCTAGCAGAAGATGTGGTTTATATAGAACCTATACAATCTGAACTAGAAGCATTAGAAGAAGCAAAGAAATTTTTAAAAACATGCTCGTACCGAGAAGTGGCTATCTGGTTATCAGCGAAAACAAAAAGATACATTTCATATGTCGGACTTAGAAAACGAGTTACCAGAGATACAGCTTCCAAAGCCGAAGAAGAAAGTAAAAACAAAAGCCAAGCAGTCGGCTAAACAGGCGTTAGCCAGAACAAGAAAGAAAGTTGCACAGGCAGAACAAACTTTACGTTCAGCTAAGACACATGCAAAAAATGTTAAAGAGAAGTTGTTAACCATTAACAAAGTATTAGATGGTAAAGAACAACAACTCATAACCCAAGATGTAATAGACAATGTTCCTAGTAATATTAAGGAACATCTATCTGCACAGAATATAATCTTTGAACCTAATGAAGGTCCACAAAGAGATTTCCTTGCAGCATCAGAAAGGGAAGTTTTTTACGGTGGTGCTAGAGGTGGTGGTAAATCATATGCCATGCTTATTGATCCTCTGAGATACTGTCATAAAGAACATCATAGATGTCTACTACTTCGTAGAACTATGCCAGAGTTAAGAGATTTGATTAATCATTCTCAACGATTATACTCAAGAGCATATCCAGGAGCAAAATGGAGAGAGCAAGAAAAAGAATGGAGATTCCCATCAGGAGCAAAAATAGAGTTTGGTTATGCAGAGAACATGACAGACGTATTACGTTACCAAGGGCAATCTTACACATGGATAGGAATAGACGAACTTCCACAATATCCTTCGCCAGATATTTATAATTTTCTAAGATCGTCACTTAGATCAGTTGATCCTAGTATACCAGTTTATATACGAGCCACAGGCAATCCAGGTAATGTAGGGTCACAATGGGTTAAAGAAATGTTTGTAGATCCATCAGATCCAAACACAGCTTTTAACATAAATATACCTACGCCCTCGGGTACAAAGTATATAACAAGAAGATTTATACCAGCTAAGTTACAAGACAATCCGTACCTTATGCAGACTGATGATTACTACGCAATGTTATCATCACTACCTGAAGTACAACGTAAACAGTTTTTAGATGGTGACTGGGATGCATTTTCAAACTCAGCATTTCCAGAATTTAGTAAGGATATACATGTTGTTGAACCTTTTGAAATACCTAAAGGCTGGCAGAGATTTCGTGCTGCGGATTGGGGCTATAGTTCTCCTGCCTGTTGTTTATGGTTTGCTATTGATTATGATAATAATCTATGGGTTTATCGAGAGTTGTATACCCAAAAGATTACTGCAGATGTTTTCGCAAAGAAAGTCATAGAGCTAGAGCACGGAGAATACATACGCTACGGGGTTTTAGACGCTAGTACATGGGCAAGAAGAGGAGATGTGGGTCCAAGTATAGCAGAGACGATGATACAGCAAGGATGTCGTTGGAGACCTTCAGACAGATCTCCTAAGAGTAGAATTAGTGGTAAGCTTGAAATACATAAAAGATTAAAGTTTACTGATGAAGAAAAGAAAGAACCAGGACTTAGAATACTATCTAACTGTAGAAATTTGTTAAGAACCTTACCGACACTACCTTTAGATAATAGTAACCCTGAAGATATTAATACACACGTAGAAGATCATGCATATGATGCATTAAGATACGGATGTACAAGTAGACCCATGCATACAAGTTATGCAAATAAATTATACGGTAGCAAAAATAAATCAGAATTTATCCCCTCAGATAGAATATTTGGATATTAATTAAAGGATAAATGAAAAAAATTAAACTACCTACTATAGATAAAAAGAATTTTCCCTATACACTAGCAATGGTATATTGGGAAGATATTATCGGATCTTGCGAATGGTCGGATATACCAGATATAAAAAAATCAAAGACAGCCGTGTGCTGTAGCTTTGGATGGTTGGTAGAACAAAATTCTAAAACAACTGTTGTTATGGCAGATTTTATATTTGAAGATAGCCATACAATAAAAACAGGTGGTGGTTATACTACTATCCCAACAAAAAACGTAATACACATTAAGAAAATAAAAACATAGGAATAATATGGAAATGAAATTTGACCCCAAAGCTAAAGTTAAGCAAGGTGATCTAAGTACAAGTCCTGAAGGCAAGCAACCGAATCAAGCACCTGGAGATTTATTAATATCTCCTAGTAAAGAGGATGTGCTAGCTAATACTGGAGATGGTAAATTTGGATATCATGAACCTAAGAAATTCAAAAGCCAATTAGATGCTAATTTGTTTACAATGGCAGACGAAAGAGATTACTAATGATTGAAAAAAAATTAAGTATAGGTATGGAAAAATACACAAACGAAATAAAAACACGTGTTAAAAAAGTCTATAATAATTTATTCAATACTAATAAAGATAAAAAATATGGAGAGACTGATTTACTTAAAGGCGGTAATCAGTATTATCCACCAAAACCTTAATAGGAGAATAACATGACAATAATGGGAAGATACAAACATGGTGAACTTTCACCTGATGTTGCTAAAGCTAAGAATGAAAAACTTGCTATAGATCCAAATGCTAAAGTTAAGCATGGAGCAGTAGCTGGAGATGGCAATGACAAACCAGGTAAGAAAGATAAAGTAGATCCAGCTATTTTTAAGATGGCTGAACAGAGGGATTATTAATATGCCAATGGTAGGAAATAAAAAATACGCATATACTAAAGCTGGAATGAAAAAAGCTAAAGTAGTAGCAAAGAAAAAAGGTGTTAAAGTTAAAAATAAAAAATCATATTAGTAATGGAAGATAAACCTAATACAGAGGAAGTTAATCCTTTAGTAGGTCATGTACGTTCTTTGTTTCAAGAAGCTGAAACATCAAAGTCATATGACGAGAAACGATGGCTAAAGGCTTATAGAAACTATCGAGGTCTATACGGACCTGAGATGGCTTTCCGTGATAATGAGAAATCAAAAGTTTTTGTAAAGATTACAAAGACAAAAGTACTTGCAGCATTTGGTCAGATTATTGAAGTTTTATTTTCTCAAGGTAAATTTCCTTTAGGTATAACTCCAACATCAGTACCAGAGAATGTGGATACCTATGCCCATTTAAATCCTAATAAAAAACCTAAAGCTGAAGGTGAGTCGGATTCAATAAATCCTGATGAAGAAATAAAAGAAATTGTACAAAGTGTATATGGTTATAATGGAGATGGTGGATCTTTAAAACCTGGTGCAACAGCAACTGATTTATTAAAAACACTTGCACAGGATTATGAAAACTTAGGTTTTGATAAAGGTCCTTCACCAGAAGGAACTCCACAGATTGAGCCTGCTAGATTAGCTGCAGAGCAAATGCAAAAAGTATTGCATGATCAATTAGAAGAAAGTCAAGCTATCACCATTTTAAGACATGTATTTTTTGAAATGTCTTTACTTGGTACAGGAATTTTAAAAGGTCCATTTACTGATTCTAAAACTTACCATAGTTATAATACAATGGAAGATGAAGATGGTAATAAATCTAGTGTATATGTTGCAAAGTCAAAACCCGTACCTTCAATAGAAGCAGTATCGTGTTGGGATTTTTATCCAGACCCTAATGCAACAAATATAAATGATTGTGAATATGTAATACAAAGACATTCATATAATAAACAACAGCTTGAAGGTCTAATAGACAAGCCTATGTTTAGAGAGAAACAAATTAGAGCCTGTCTAGAACAAGGACCTAACTACCAAACAAGAAGTTATGAGTCTTCACTTTATGATAGAGAGAATGTAACAAACATTTATAAAAACAGATTTGAAATATTAGAATATTGGGGAACTGTTGACAAAAAAAAAGCAGATGAGTGTGGATTAGTATATGAAACAGAATCTGATATAATACATGTTAACATATGGTTATGTGGTAATCATGTAATTAGAATGGTTGAAAATCCATTTACACCAGTAAGGTTACCTTATTTGGTATGCCCTTATGAATTAAATCCTTATCAATTTTTTGGAGTAGGTATTCCAGAAAATATGGATGACTCACAACAAGTTATGAATGGTCATGCAAGAATGGCAATTGATAACCTAGCACTAGCTGGTAATTTAGTATTTGATGTTGATGAAACTATGTTAGTACCAGGTCAAGATATGAAAGTATTTCCTGGTAAAATATTTAGAAGACAAAGTGGTCAGACAGGTCAGGCAATACATGGAGTTAAATTTCCAAATACAGCAAGTGAAAACTTAATGATGTTTGATAAATTTAGACAACTAGCTGATGAGTCAACTGGTATTCCTTCATACTCTCATGGAGCAACAGGAGTACAATCAACTACAAGAACAGCAGCAGGTATGTCAATGCTTATGGGTGCTGCAGCTTTAAGTATTAAAACAGTAATTAAAAATATTGACGATTATTTATTAAAACCCCTAGGAGAATCATTGTACCATTGGAACATGCAATTTAATGATGAGGCTCCAGAAATAAAAGGTGATCTAGAAGTTAAGGCACAAGGAACAGCTTCCTTAATGCAAAAAGAAGTAAGATCACAAAGACTAATGACATTTATGCAGACAGCGTCTAACCCATCGTTAGCACCGTTTGTTAAATGGCATACATGTTTAAAAGAAGTTGCTAAGTCACTAGATATTGATCCAGATCAATTGGTTAATGATCCAGAGAAAGCAGCTATATATGCACAAATAATGGGGATGGCAAATGGAAATCAAAACAATAATACCGCTACTGCAGGACAAAAAGAAATGGGACAGCCTATGCCTGTACCTGAAGGAGCTTCGCCAACAGATCCAACTGGAGCTGGAGGTGGCAACATCGGAACGGGAAATGTACCGATGCCAGGGGAAGCTGGTTTTAGTGCGGCAAATTCTGAATCTCCAAGAGGCGGAGAAACGCAATAAAGAAAAAATATAATGATAAAATTAATTCAACAAGCTGATGGTACTTATGAATATGTAGATGCAGCAACAACTGCTCCTACAAATTCTAATTTAAATACACTTAATACTGCACTAGATGCCTATGAAGGTAGTACTAGTCAATCTGTAGTAGATACATCTGTTGCATCTCAAACACAAAAAGTTATGAGAGAGACACCAGGTCAGTATACTACAAATTTTGATCCTAAAACAGGACAGTTTGAAACTTCATCAACTACTGGTGGTAGACAGGAGATAGCATTCCAAGAACCTGAAAGAACACCAGAAAGTACAGGTCAAACAGCATTACAAAAAGTAATGGCTATGTCCTCTACAACAGGTAGTACACAAGATGATGGATTAGCAAAAGCATATAAATTAATTGAAGATCAACAAAAATTAGCTAAAAGAGCACAGCTAACTAATAATTTATTTAAAGGTGCAGACTTTGCTTTAAATACATACAGAACTATTAAAGGTGATAGTGTATTAAATATTGCAAATCAAAGTAATTTAACAACTCCTATAACACAACTTAGCAAAACACCTATAGGTTCAAGTACATTAGGTGGTGTAGCAGGAGCTGCAGGTCTAGCTTATGGTGTAAGTAATGCTTTAAAAATTAAAGAGAAAAAAGGAATGACTGCAGGTGCTGGAATAGGTATGGCAGTAGGTGGTCCTATTGGTGCAGTTATAGGTTCTGTAGCTGGTGGTATAGTTGAATCAGTTTTTGGTGGATCAGTAATATGTACAGAATTAAATAGACAAAAATTAATCTCAGATAGTGATTAATAAATGGGATAAAGATGATTTAAAAGGTTACTGGATATGGGCAATACCAACTGCTAAAAAAATGAAAACAAATAAATTACTTACAAAATTTTGGCATCACATAATGAAATATAAAATCCAATATGTAAAATATACTTTAGGAAAAGATAAATTTACATTAAGAGGATTATTATATAATACATTAATAGAGCAAGTAAGTTTAGGAATTAGTAAATTAATTAAAAATAAAAAAAATAAAGAGGTATTAGCATAATGGCAATAGATCGAACAGGTGCAACAATGACAGGTATGCTAAATAAAAGACCAAACATTCCTACTGCTCCCAATATGAGTGCATTACAAGCACCAGTAGAACAGGCACCAGTAGAACAAGAACCAATAAAACAGGCTCCAGTAGAACAGGAGTCAGGCAACACAGAATTATCTTTAAGAGAACAATTTCCAGATGCTACTGAAACTGAAGTTATTCTTGCAGAAAGATTTAAAACTTTAACAGCTGAAGATAGAGCAGCCATAAGTGCTATTTTATCTCCATCTGTTAAAATAGCATTAGGTAAACTAGTTCCAGAATTTTCTCCAGTAATGGAAAAAATAGGACCTAACGAACCTAATGTAGTATTACCACTATCTGCTATTAGCAATTTTGCTACACAGAAATATGGTATTGCAGATCCACAAGAGGCTGTAAATAGCTTCCTAACAGAAGTTACATCACTTATGGATCAACCGATGGAAACAAACAATGTGCCACCTAGTCAGCCTACTGAACAAGCAGGTTTAATGACTAGCCCACAAAATATGGAAACAGTCTAGAGCTACCCTTATCCATAAGGCACTCAACCCAAGAGGAAAAAATAATGGAAAATGAAAAAGTAGTTAAAACTTCTGAGGAAGTTGAAACGAAAAAAGATAAACTATTTAAGAAACCAGATAGCAAATCAATGTATCAGAAACATAGAGATGACGAAAGTGATCCCGAAACTGAGGCATTTGCTAGAGGAGAATTAAGTAAGT